GCATCTGTACCGCCACCACCTGATGTTATATCAGCACCAGGGGCCCATTTACTTCCGTCCCATTTCAATACCTGTCCAGTGCTTGGTGCTTGAGTAGTTGTGTCAACATCACTTAATGCATCTATTGATATACTTGCAACTTCTGATGCCGTGATTGCTGTTGAATATTCTAATGCTGTTGCACCAGAATTAACTCTTATAAGTTTGCCACCGTGTGTTGAAAAACTTGCTGGTGTATCTGATAGTCCAGTGAAGTTTGCAGAGCCACTGCCACCTGATACAGCATCTGGTTTCCATGTTCCTAAACTTTGATCCCATACAAGACTATCGCCATTTGTCGGAGCAGTATTTGAGACATTTGACAAATCACCGAGATTCTTGTTTACATCTAAAAGTTTTACCCATGCATTGTTATGAGCATAGTAAACAGCACTGTCGGCCGTTACTTTTGCTAACATACCATCGTATGTTGTTGCTGAAGGTAAGTCGCTAAATGCGGCATACTTAAATGTTATTTTATTACTTCCTGTCGATAAGTCAGGTGCACTATTAAATACACCATTTGTTACCGTTGTTAGGTTCGTTCCATCTCCTAATGCTGTGTAAACTTCTGTAAAGTTATTATTAATTTTTACAGCACCTGAACGTAGGTTATCACCTTGTCCATCATTTGGAAGTACACCTGTGTTAACTGCTTGTTTTGCCATCTGTCTCTGCTCCTATGTTTTATCGTATGTCAAACTGTTGTTATCAAATGTAAGTCCTGTTTCGTCCCAACCTGTTGATTCACCTGCTTGTTGTTGCTCTGATGTATCTGCATAACTGATAGTACCAGCGTCTGCATCTTGGTTGACACGTACAACTAATTCACCTTCATCATTGATGTAATAAACTAAATTAGCATCGTCCCATCTAAACTGTTCGTAGTTTAAATTTTCATAAACTAAATTATGGTTTATATCTCTTCCATCAAAGAATTCATGTCCTTCTTCAAAGTCTGGATAGTTTTTTACAGGATCCCCAGACTTATTAATAATTAATGAGTCACTTCCTAATTGATCTATCTTAGCAAGAAATAATTCTCCATCATCGGTTCGTCTCAAACCATAAAAGAATCTTTCTCCTAATCCGTCAAAGATTAAGTCGCTTGGATTAGGACCAACATAAAATGACCCAGCCATTATACAATCTCCACGTAACTCATGATGACATCTAAACTGGCATCAATGTTACTTTGTGCGTATATCACATTTGTTGCAGGCAATACTAATTTTTCACCACCGTTCAATGCTTTCAAAGTAGAGTTAGGTGGTACAAGTACATCTTTGAGATAATACCCTGTAACTGATGTGTCATCGCTTATTAAAATGCTGACTGAAATTACACTTGCAGTTAAATTACAAAGTGCAAGTCCAATAACAGTTGTCTTTGTAGATACACCAGTAGTATAAACTTCTACTGCTTGTTTTCCTACATCTTTAATTACTTTATTTTTAAAAAACGTTGCCATTCATTTATCCCATTATAATCGCAGTCTGGATTGCAATATTTTCTGCGTCCAAGGCCGATACAGCACCTGAACTACCTGCAACTGAAACCCAGTTGTTACTTGCATCGTATATTTCTACTCTATCATCAGCAGTATTAAATCTCATCATTCCTAAAACTGGAGTTGGATGTCTGTTAAAGTTATCCCCTGTAGGTATTACGAAACCGCCTGCGCCTTCAATTTTAAAATATCCTGTGCCTGTTTGCGCCAATGTTGTTACACCACCGCTTACATTATTAGTTATCGTATTTGCATTAAAACTAAAGTTTTCTACATTTACACCACCTGTTCCATTAGCAACTAGGTTCAAATCACCATTAGTTACGGTAGTTGTAATAGTATCTCCAGTAATTTCAATGTCATCTACACTTAATTTTGGTATATCAAATCTATCTTTTGTTGCTGATGCTACAAGAGTACCACCTGCATAAAATTTAAGTGTATCATCATCTGTGCCCGGTGTTGCTTCTGGAGAAATATATGTGTCTTGATCGAGGTCATATAATCCATTTAGAGCAATCCAGTTACCATCATATCCTTCAAAAACGTTTGTGTCAGTATTGTATCTTACCATACCAACGACAGGTGTTCCTGGTCTTTCAGCAGTTGTACCTGCTGGTAATCTTAAACTTCCTGTGCTATCAAAATGTACTGTTTCAGACGCAGGATTTAAAATCATGTCACCACTAATATTTCTAATAGTGTTTGTGTTAAATCTTAAATCATCAATAACAACATCACCAGTACCGTTTGCTCTTAATTGTAAATCTGCATTTGAATCTGTTGTTGTAATATAGTTGTCATCTATTGCAATGCTATCAACGTTTAATCTACCAGTGTATAAATTTGACCATTGTTTTGTCGCAGATCCTAAATTATAAATTCCATCTACACTAGGTACAAGGTCACTTTCTATTCCTGCTGTAATTTGTATTGTATCAGATGCCGCGTCACCAATAGTAATGTTACCACCAATTGTCAAATCACCGGATACATCTAAGTTTCCAGTAATGTTTACATCATCATTAAAGTTTACCTTGCCTGATGCATCAATTATTAAGTCGCCGGATAAAGATTCTACAATGTTTGAACTTAACTTTACGTTTCCTGTTTGTATTTTTGAACCATCAATGTTTGTTGTGCTTGAACCATCTGTAAAAGTAACACCAGTTGTAGTATCAATATTAAAGTTTGCATTTGTAAAGTTAACTGTACCAGTTTGTTGATCAACATGGAATAAGTCACCTACTCTGAAATCACCTTTATGGTCAACACTGTTGAAGTAAACTCTTGCTCCATTAAGTTCTGTAGTCTCTTGTGCTTGTATAACCTGTGTTGGATCATTGTCTACTTCTTTTCCTAAACCAATGTATGCAAAGTTTGTACCAATCAAGTACATGGTAACACCATTACCGTTACCATATGCTCCATAGTTTCCGTAGATACAAGCACTTGCTATTGATCTAATCTCTCCACCAAAGTCTGTGTAGTCGACCAAATCCATAAATTTTGCAGTTGCACCATTACCACATCTAATATCTTGCTCATATATTCCATCATCTGTAAAAGTAGTTGAACCGTCTGTTTGATCATTGAAACGTAAAACTAATTTTACATATTCATCATTAGCAACTTCTGATGTTGGTGGTGTAAAGTTTCCGCTGTACCTACTAATTGTTGACACTCTAATATCATCAAAGTGTCCTATAAAATCTTCTGTACCATCATGACTTGCACCTATTGTTAAAGGTTTAGTTGTTCCATAATTATTTGTATCAGTGTAATCACTTCCTATCTTAGAACCATCTAAAAATAATCTTGTTACACCACTTAATCTAGAAACTGCAACATGGTGCCATGTATTCACTACCACAGTTCCGCCTGTAATTTGTTGTACGCCTCCAACTAGATATCTTACTGCACCCGATCCGTTTATTTCTACTGTTGGTGCTGTGTCTCCATCTGCACCTCCTCTAAAGTCAAATAAAGTTCTGTTACCAGAAATGTTTGTACAATAGATCCAACCTTCAACTGCAAAGTCACCTGTGCCAAATCCAAAGTCATCGTTTGATGCTATAGAAAGATAATCATCAGTGCCGTCTAATAAAGCAGATCCTTGACCAAACTTTTTAATGGCTGTATCTATTTGTGCATTTCCGTTAGCAGTAACTGACTTACCTACTCTTGCGCCTGCTTCAATTAGGTTAGCAATATTTCCTGTTAGGAAAACATAAGCACCATCATTACTTGCAATAGTACCTGATGCTCTTAATGTTCCGCCTTCAAAGTATGAAAAACTTTGTCCTGCTGTAAATGTTCCTGATACTTCTCTTAATTTAACTTTTGTTTTACCAGCACCATATAATCCTGTTGTACCATTTTCTGCTAAAATACCTTTGTCTGCAAAATATGTAAATGAATTTAACCATTCTACTCTAGTTCCGTTTTTAATATGCAGTGCGTTTGCGGCCGGAGTAATAAAAGTTACAGCATGAAACAAACAACCTGCTTCTCTACTTGAACTGTTTACAACTGAACCATCTAAAAATGCACCACGTCCTGCATCTCCTTGATCAAATCCTCTTGGATCACTTGCAGATGTTACTGAACCTTTTGTTAATACTGTTAAGTTTCTTAGATATGGTGATCTAGAAGTAACAGTCATGTTGTTTGCAAACTTAAATGCGTAACCTGTGTCGTTTATTGAGTCATAATAAAAATCTGCAATCGTTAAATCTTCAATAGTTGATTCACCATTTAGATAAATTGCATCATTTGTATTAGTTCCTGCTGTCGGAGTTATTTTTACTGATCTTAATCCTGTTCCTTTTACGGCAACACCCGCAGGTATTGTTAAAGGAAATACCTCCTGATAAGTTCCAGGATAAATGTAAACTGTATCACCAGCGGTTGCTACTGATAATGCTTTTGCAACACTGGCATAAGGATCTTGTGGGTGTGCTCCAGTCTTAGTATCGTCACCACTTGTACCAACATAGTATAAATTTCCAGGTGTGCTTACAAGATCAATACCTGAAAGTGTAATACTAGATGAATTTAAAGTTGTAGTGTTAAGGTTATTGATGTAACCATGTTTCCAACGTTTAGTTGGAGTACCTATATCATAAGTGTTTGTTACATCTGGTATTAAATCGCCGGCAATGTCCGCATTTATAGTTAAAGTATCTGTATCTGCATCACCAATTGTTATGTTTCCATCAGCACTGATGTTTCCTGTTGCGTGTAAATTACCTGTGATATTAGTATCACCAAAGAAGTTTACTGTTCCTGTACCCTGTGGTCTAAATTCTAAGTTTCCGTTGACATTTGTTGCTTGAATAACATTACCGTCTAATGTAATATTGTCTACAACAATTTTGTTTTGATATACTACTGCGTTTGGAGTACCGATGTTTAAACTATTAGCAGTGGTGCTAATTGTGTTTGTAGTTCCATCGATAGTTAAGTTTCCTATTGGTAAGTTAGGAGTTAGAATATCTAAATCTGTAATTCTTGCTGAACCGTTTACGTCTAATGGGTGCTGAGGACTAGTGGTTTTTATACCTACTCGGCTATTATTTACATCTAGATATAATAGGTCTGTCTCAAAAGCCAGATCTACGCCGTTACGCAATAGATTCGACTTTAAGAGTGGACCCGAAATACGACCAACTGCCACCTTATTCTCCTAACACGGGGATCATTTTGTCCCTCTAACCTGTTTTGACCTTCCCAATCGCTGGTTAACCACGGTTTGTCCTGCAACGGCTTGGTCGGCCATTGTTGCATTACTATTATTTATGTGATTTTGGTAAAGTAGTTAAGTAAGCAGTTCTTTTTAGCCTAGTAAAGTTGCCCACAAAAAGTTGATATCTTCTGCGTATTCTTGCGTCACAGATGCACCACCACCCGCCGCTAAAACCCACTGCGTTCCGTTCCAAGTTTCTAGATATCCTTTGTCTTGATTCCAACGTGTTGTGCCTATTTCAGGACTAGTTGGTCTATTTGCATCTACACCATTTGGTATTACAAGTCCATAAGGGTTATCAAACTTCAAATAACTGTAAACATCTGCAAGTCCAAAGGTAAATGGAGTGTTAAGTTTATTTGTTACAGTTTGCCCTTTGAATTCTATGTCTTCAAACGGTATTCCTCCTGTACCATTAGCAAAAAAGTTAATATCCGCATCAGGAGTTGCTGAAGTTATTGTGTTTCCATCAATGCTAAACTTGTTATCACTGGTAAATTTGTTTGTTTGTAAAATGTGTTGATTTAAAAGTGTGTTTTGTTGTCCATCTGTAACAAATCTAAATTGATTATCATTTAAATTAATATACGTATCTCTATCACTATCACGCATTGTAGGAAAATAAACAGTTCCGCCATTATTTCCTTCAAATTCTCCGTATTGTGTATTGTATCTAAAGTCTGCTAACGTGTTTTTTCTTTGTGCAGTAGTTCCAGTTGGCAATTCTGCTGATCCTGTTGCTGTAATGGTAAATTTTGTAGCATTTAATCTTATATCTTGATTATTAGTACTTGCTATTGTGTTGCCATCAGCAGTGATATCGTCAAAAATTACTTTTCCAGCACCTTGTGGATTAAGTTCAATGTTTGCATTAGTAGAAGTTTGTTCTATTACATTATCATATATTCTAAAATCGTCAACAAGTGCCTGTGATAGATTGCTGTTTAACCAACGTTTGGTAGCACTCCCTAAATTATAAGTCATGTGTTGATTAGGTTTAATATCTTGTGCAAATGGTGTATTAAAATCAATAGTATCTCCTGGTGCATCACCAAATTTTATCAATGAACCTGCTAGAGTTACGTTTCCTCCAGTTGTGATGTTAGGTGCAGTTACACTTGTAGGAATATTATGTGTTCCTGTGATACTATTAAATGTTATATCACCTGTAATACTTGTAATTTTGTTAGGACTTACTACTCTTATGTTTCCTGTTTGTATTTTAGATCCATCTAAGAAAGTTTCTTGACCGCCTGTAGTAATTTTTAAACTTGTTAAACCACCTGCAATAGAACTTGTATCAATACTTGTGGTTCCTTTTTCAAAATCTATAAAGAAATCGTCACCAACTCTAAAGTTACCGCTTTGATCTACTGTTTGATAATAAACATTTCCGCTGTTTGCTTCGATAACTTCGTTTGCTTGATTAATTAAAGTTTTGTCATTGGTAACTTCTTTACCTGCACCAACGTATGCCATGTTATGTTGTATCAAATACATTAAACAATTTGCTCCGTCGGCTTCCGCACCTATATTTCCATATACACAGGCACTCCCTATTGAACGTATCTCAGCACCTTTGACTAAAATTGAATCACTTCTCCATCTACCTGGACCATCTAATGCATAGATTCCTCTGTTTGCAAAATATGTAAAACAATTTAACCATTCAACCCTTACTCCATTTGTCATTGTTAAAGCATCAACA